CTACTTCTTTGGTGACGAGTCCTACGTCTTCGGCACCAGATAAAAATTTAGTTTTTACCTCTTCCATGAGGCCAGCTTTCTTTTTACCAATTGCCTTACGTAGTGCGTCCGCTTCTTTAAGATCAAAGTTTGCCAACTTCTGCGCTATTTTCATAGACTGCTCTTGATACACAAGAACTCCGTATGTCTCGGAAAGAATATCCTCAAGCGAGTCGTCGGGATATGTGACGGGATCTTTATTAGATTTTCTATCGCAATAATGCTGCGTCATAGATTTTCCATCGGTGACAGCTTTTAGACATCCGGGCCTGATTAGAGAGATAAGGGCCGCAAGCTCTGACATTTGTTTGGGCCTCACTCTTCTGGCCCAAGCTCTGCCAAGTTGAGACTCAAGCTGAAACACTCCCTTAGTGCGTCCCTCACAAATCATGTCCCAAACGTTGCTATCTTCAAAGTTATTAATATCAAACATTATCTTTACTCAAATATTCTATTGCTCTTTTAAGTGCCTGTACATCATCTTCAAAGCCGCCAAGACTTCTGTTGCATTTATTACAAATATGCCCTCTAAATTCTCCAGTTTCGTGGTTATGATCAACGCAGAAGCTGCCATTCTTGCCACCATAGTATTTGACTTCTTCTTCTGTCTTAAGGCATATCGGACAAATATGCCCTTTAGGAACAGGGTACTCTTTTCTTAATCGCGCCCTATCTTCAGATAAAATTTTAGCGCATGATTTACACTCTGTTCTGGTATAACTTTCGGAACCCCTTTTTGTAAAATGCTTGAAAGTATCTGGAAACTTTTGATGGCATTTTATGCAAAGCTTGTAAGGTATTTTTTCTTTGCCTTTATGTTTTGGCGGTATGTCTTGTTCTTGGTGTTCACTCGCCAGTGAGAACTTTACTTCCTTTTCTTTCTCAAAATCAAATTTAAACAAATCAAGCTGATACATCGTAACTCCTATACGTACAAATCGCCTTTAGCAAAAGCTTTTTCAAACTTAACCTTTTTTAACAAGCTTCGTTGCAATTTCAAGAATTTAATCATTAAATTTGCTGTATCCTTTACGTCTTGCAGCGCATCGTGAGCATTGTCTTTGCTGTCTTGGCCCATTCCAAAATAGTCACGCATGTAGTCCATGCTATATCCTTTTACATCTTGATTATTTTCAAACCAGCAATATATGTGTTGCATGACATCAATAGTGAAGATGGGATTGAATATTTTTTGACGACCTTTTTTTTCGTCAATTGGTCCATACTGCTGGCACATCCTCTCGACAATTGGCATATCATAGCCATTAATATTGTAACCAGCCGCAATCGGCGCTGTGAATGTTGTGCCCTTCCAGTTGTACTTATCACAAAATTGTGCAAATTTTTTCCAAACGGTTTTTGGTAGAGGTGCTTTTGCCAGCTTGCCTCGTGTCTTTCTTGTAATTTCTAAGGCTTTATCTTCAAGTGGCGCAACACCAGCCTTGATAGCTTTATCATCGTCTATAATTGGCCTTATTTCGCTGTTAAATGTTCCTCCCGGTTGGATCTCCAATTTTCTTGCATGTATCGCTACAGCGGCTATCTGGGTGGGCTGACAGGTGTGTGGATTAGCACCACCAGTTTCAAAGTCAAATACAATTATGTCTCTATAATTCATAACTAGCCTTTATGTTTTAGTTCTAAAAATTTATTAACCGCATCGTCTATATTGTAGTAGATATCATAACATCTATGTTTGTCTGACCAAACTTGATATCTTGAGGAATATCTAGTCAAACCTTTATTGAAATCATTTAAGTTGCAAATAGAAACACCATTTGATTCTATGGCGCATCCAGCAAATATGATAGATTTGTAGTCTTCTTTGGCCGCAACTGTGTTATTCTTTTTCATTTGTAATATCCATTATCTTACTAAGTAAATCAATTCCAAGTATGTCAAATTTTACATGACCTTGACTTTCAAGATCGTTCATCTCAAAAGCCGCTATCATTTGTTTGTTTTTATCTAAGGTCATAGGACAAATATCTTTTAGTGGTTCTTTTGCGATTATAACACCAGCAGCATGTTTGCCCTGTGATTTATTTGTGCCCTCTATTTTAATTGCCTGATCAAACAGCAAAGAAAGGGGGCCATCTAAGCTCTCATCCTCGTCCATCGTGCACCATTCTTTTAAGGAATCTGAATCATTTATTAATGACCACTTTATTATAGATCTATCTTCCATGGCTTCAAGCTGATCAGATATGTCTGCTTCGTTTGGTATACTCTTAGTTATCTCATTCATCTCTGCAAATGACACAGCATCATTGATTCTAAGAACTTCTTTGAGAGCGGCCCTGCCTTGTAGTCTTCCAAATGTGACCATCTGCGAAACATTTTCAGATTTGTATTTTTGTCTAATGTAATCTATTATCTCGTCTCTATGTTCTGCTGGCACATCAACATCAATATCTGGCAAAGAAACATAATCTTCCGAGTTCCGTCCCTCATTATAAAATCTTTCAAATAGTAAATCATATTCAATCGGATCTACTTCAGTTATACCAACGAGATAGGATACTAAGCATCCAGCAGCAGATCCCCTACCGGGACCAGCGAGCCAGCCGCGCCTTTTGATTTCATTAACAATATCCTGAACAATTAAGAAGTAGCCAGATAGTTCCGCTTTAAAAATTACATCAAGCTCTTTTTTTATCCTTTGAAGATATTCATCTTTCTTGTCTTTGTCTTTGATTTTGTTGCAAGACATGAGTCTACTGCGCCAACCCTCTCTACAAAGCTGTGTCAGATATTCATCTTCATCAAATCCCTCTGGGCATTCAAATTCTGGCAGCATGGGCTTGGATGTTACTTCATAATCTTCGCACATATCATATATTTTTTTAAGTGTTTTTATATCTGTGTCAGAGTCTTTAATTTCTTCGGGTTTTGGCAAGTAAAACCCATCTGATTCAAAAAACTTTTGATTATCTACGTATTCGCCCTTATTCAAGATGGATCTAATTTTGGGTAGCGTGGTTTTCATGCCTGAGCAAAGTAGCACCCTGTGTGGCTCTGCTTCGTCTTGCGTTACATAATAGACATCATGCTTGTTATAATCATAACAAAAATAGTTTACACCAAACAAAGAAGAATAGCCCTTTTCTTTTTTTGCTGTTATACAAAGAAGATTCCCTTTTTTAGATAACTTTTTAAAAGTGTCTAGACCTTCTTGAGATACTATTTTTATTAGATCAATCCATCCCTCTTTGTTTTTAGCTATTAGTATGTAAGAGCCGAAATCGCAACCGAGCAAAGGTTTTATCCCGTGCTTTCTGCAAGCCTGATGAAAGTTGACCGCACCAGAAACATTTTGAAGATCTGATATAACGCAAGCCGAGTATCCATATTCTTTACATTTTTTTGCCAGCTTTTCGCTTTTTGAAAACCCTTTGAGTAGACTAAAATGAGTCTTACAGCTAATTGGCATCCACTTAAAATTCATTTGATATTTCTTTCCTAATGTTATCTAAATCTTCGCTTTGCGCAAAAAAGTTACTTTCTCTAATATTTAGTTTTTCTTTGAGTTTTTGAGCTAGTATTTTTGGATTTAACACTTCATTTGAATACTTAGCTACTCCGTAAAGCATGTCACGAGAGGCTGGTGTTTGTAAAAAATTTAAAATTTTCGATAAGCAGCTATCCATTTCTCTCCATATACCTCTAAAAAATGGAGCTTCTTCGTAGTACCAAAATTTTGGAAGTCTTTCTATAACTGGAATTGAGCCAATAGCAATTGATTCAAAAAATCTAAAAGTCTCAAGACTGTTCGCCCCCTGTGGACAAAGTGACAATTTAGAATTTCCCAGTATATCAAAATATTTTTCTTTTTCAAGCCCTCTTGAAAAGCCATCAGTGAATTTTACGTAGTATTTAAATTTGTCTCCAGTTTCTTCAATCAGCTTGTCTAAATTTCTTTTAAAACAATCTCTTGTTCCCGTGTGCGGTATTTGTCCAATAAAACAAAAATCATATTCCCTATCTGGAATTGGAATAATGTCTTCTAAGTTTGGATCTCTAAAACAGCCAAGCGGAAGCGGATATACTAATGGATTATATCTTGGATACCCCCATTCATCAAGCATGAAGTAGTGCTGGAAAATAGCGAACACATCGTCTCTAAAAAATTCCTCTGGAGTTTCGTGCGTTTCTCTGGATGTCGAAATGATAACATTTTTTTTGTCATCATTAAAGTACGGCATCGCCTTCTCACCAAGGCCATATTTAACAACCACCCTATAGCTATCATCCAAAATATCGCATAAGTTTTCCGCGACCTCAAGCGTAAAATAGTTGCCTAGAAAAAACTCACCGTTTAAATCAATTAGCTCTGCTGCCATTATCCCGGTGCCTCATAGTAACCAATATTATGCCCGTCTCTTGTGCATTTATCAATAGTGTCTTCTTCCCCAAAAGCCTTTAGATGTTCCTCTACGTGTTCGCACATTGATATGTTGGTTCCGGGCCATTTGTTCTTATAGAAATGGCACAGCTTGGTACATTTAAAGTGTGTTCTATTTCTTGATATAGGCTGTGGAAAATCATTTCTTTGTATCTGTTTAAATCTTTTCTCTAGCATTTCTAAGAATTTTTTCTCGTCAGATTTGTCAAAGCACATACTGAAAGGACCACCATCCCTGATATAGTATATCGACATGATGGCTTGTTTGTATTCAGGAAATAACTTTGATATGGCATAATTATACAAAAGCAACTGTGGATCTTCAAGAAGTTTTTCGTAAGTTTTTTCTTCTCCTGTGGCCCAGTTGAGCCTCCTTCCAGTTTTCCAATCTATAACCTCTATAATGCCCTCATCTACCTCAGTGACTAAATCTATTGTTCCCTTGATTGCAAGCTGACCCTCTACTGTTTTTCCATCTGGCATTTTGTATTCATATTTGGCCCAGTCTTCCTCGATAAGAATATCAAACTGTGGCTCAGAAGCTACAACATTTCTTTTTCTTGGGTCGAATTGTCCGTCATTATAATTTAAAGCATCGCTTACAAGCTCTCTACAGAACTTCATATCTGCACCAGTATAATGATGCGTGCAGTTTTCCGTGTAGTATTCGTAACTTCTATCAAGTAGATCAGCTACAAATTTTTTGGTAAATAGTTTTCTTTCTGTGAATTTTACCTCACCAATAGCGTCATCCGTTATTGACATAGATTTGCTTGGATTGTCTTGTAATTCCTTCTTACACGCCGCCAAGCACTCCATAACTTTGTGTACAATGGTTCCAAGTTGTGCCTTTTTGCCCGATATAGATCTATGACCCAGCACGTAGGTAATAAAATATTGCATCTGGCAGTAATCATAATTATTGTATGAAGAACTGCGAATATATGTAACTATCATTAATCTTCCTTAAATTTATGTATTCCACCTACAAGTTCTGGTTTTGGGTTTTCGTCAACCAAGGGTTTAACCTCTGAGGCAAGCCATCCCCAATCTGTCAAAATATTTATAATTTCAATACAAGTTTCGTGTATAGATAATTTTTTGTTATCAATAATTGCATCATAGTTTTCCCAATCGTCTAAAGCACATTCGCTAGAATGGGAGTCTTCATGAATTGATCTGGTTAGTTTAATAATTTTGCCCCCAGCGTTTTGAATGGCATCCACCTCATTCATAAATCTACAATCGTCTATAACGGCCAAAAGTGGATTTTCATTCTCTATGTCCTTAATGCATCTTTCGGCCCAAACATCTGGTTTTATAGATCTAAAAATATTTGTTCCAAAATACTGCAAGAATTCTCTAGCTGTCATTTTTTTGTTGGCTTTCTTGCCAATCTCTTTTTTGCTTATCGGCAAACTTCCCCATTTTATATTTGTCAATGTGTTTTTTTGTTTGTCTGTTCCATAACACTGCTCACGAGTAAGTCCAAACAAGCCGATAGAAATCTCTTTTAGGGGGTCGGAAAAAGAATAATTCTTTACATATGGCCACATACTATATGCTGCCCATTCAGCGAATTCTAAATCAGATCTTTTTACATTCAAAAACCCTTTACTTTTTTGCTGTTGTCCATCTGGCAAAACCATATCTGTGTCTATTACAAGTTTGCCCTCATCGGTTATAATAAAATCTTCTATTATTCTTTGCGCTCTTAGCTGATACCCATGCAAAAAATTACAACAAGTTGTTTTACCAGACTGCTTATGGCCAGCAAATCCAAGAATTCTACTTTTCATTTAAAATATTCCTTCTATTTGGGGGACTAGTTCTTGTTTAATTTGTTCTGTTGTCATATCTCCTACGTCCTTGTGGGATATGGCTGGTCTATAATAGTTGAATCTTCTTCCGCACATTTTCAATATCTTGTTGTAAGCCTTGTTTCCAGCATCATCTGAATCGGTAAGTATGATTAAATTTAAGGCACCACTTTTTTCCAGTAGAAATAATTGATCTTCGTTTAAGCTTGATCCAAAAATCCCAACACAGTTGCAAAATCCAGCTTCGTGCATTCTCCAAACATCGCCCTGTCCTTCTACGAGTATCGCGGTTTTTGTTTTAGCTATTTCATTTTTAGCCACATTCATGCCATAAAGCACAGATTTTTTAAATCCCTTGCTGTGTAGCCATTTTGGCTTCATGGATTCATTAGTAGACCTTCCTACACAGCCTACATAGCTATTGTTTTCATCATAAACCGGAACAACCGCCCTATTGGACATTGGCTTATTTGGAGCCAAGCATTCTCCAACGTCAAACAAATTTAGTGTATCTGACGAAAATCCTCTGCTGATAAAATAGTCTGAAGGCACATTTATACTCGATCTTACTTGTTCTCTTGTTATATTTGTCTGCTCTCTGTTTATAGTTTTTTTAAACACATCTAATATTTTTACATTATCATTTTTAATCACTTCTGATTCTTGCATTTTATCAATATCAAGACTCAAAAAATTGGAGCAGTATTCCGCTGTTTTATTTAGCGAAACTTTTTTGCCTTCGTTTTGCGATAAAACACCTCTGACAAATCCAAACAAATTATTAGTAAAATCTTCTTCACAATGCTGCGTCCAGCACTGCCAGTTTCCTTTAGTGGATATGCCATCGGTAAATATGCAGCAGCCTTCTGAATTATCGCCACCATGCACTGGACAGGGAAAGGCGTATCTATTGGGATATTCAACATACTCTATGTCGAATCGACGCAAAAGATCTGGCAGCCTATCAAAAAGTTTATTGCAAATTTGTGATATCTGATTCTTCGTCAATCTCTTCATCTAATTCAAAGCCTTCGTTTCTTACTCTCGCTTGTTGATGTATTTGATTTCTAGTCATGCCTTCTTCAATTCTACCATATTTTCCGAACATCTTCATGCTAACATAGTCTCCGTCGTCTAGACCCTCTCCATGCCTAGCCACCACGGGAACTAGTTTTCTATTGCCATTTTCTATATTGTCTTCAGCGATTTCTTCATCAGATTTCATCTTAAATATAGAGAAGCTTGTACAAAGCCATATGAGCCTGTCGGAGCCAGAAACAACATCGGTCGATTCTTTGGTTATGCCGTCTCTATTAAGCTGGACAAATGACAGGCAGGCAGCATCATATTTGACCATAAAATTATGCAGTTTAGTTATTTGAAATCCGAGCACTTGGTATTCTTGCATGGATGCCGTGATGCCTTCAGATCCCATCAGCTTTAAGTAATCATAGACTATTAAGCAGTCTTTTGTTACACCATTTTCGTCAAAGCCCACATGTTGATAAATCCATTTTCTCATTAGGCTCAATACGTTTTCAAAAGATTGACCTGCTATGCTTATGTAGTGATATGGTATGTTTTGCATTTTGGCGGCAGCGTCAGCAACTTTTTCTTTATCTATTTCGTTTTCAGAAAATTTACCAGTGGCTATTTTGTTTATCTCGACACCAGAAAGACTAGCTAAAATTCTATTATAGTGATCTTCTTTAGACATCTCTGTATCGAGGACTAAAACTGGTATATTTAGATTTCCTGCTACATGCATCGCCACAGCGTCACCAAACATAGATTTACCAACCTTGGGTCTAGCGGCCACAAGATCCACACATTTGCGCCTCAAGCCGCCGCCGATAGCCATATCAAATCTTGAAAACCCACTTGGTATTCCAGCGAAGTCAGAAACATTTTCCGCTAAATATTCTACGTATTCATCTACGCCTTCGCCAAGAAGCTCTGTTTTTTTGCTAGAGTTTTGATAGATATCTCCGGTGGTATCTAAAATAGGTTCTTCTACTTTAGAAATAAGATCAATTATGTCTTCTTCGCCTGTTACGGAATTTAGCTCTTTCTCGCAGGCTTTTAGTGTTTTTTTCAAGTCCCTAGCTAATTTTAGTTTTGCTAGTTTTGCTGCGTGGGTGGCAGTATTTTCTTTTAATATTGGAAAGTTAAATAAGGATCTGATAAACCCTATCTCATCCCTGTTGTTAATTTGATCATAGACACCCAAATCATTTGCGGCAGAAAGAATTGAGGACAGTTCTACCTTGGATGTGTCCGCTATAGACTTATTTATACAGCTAAAAATAAGCTGATTCATCTCATGAGTAAAATGAGACGACTCAATGAAATCTATTTCTAGATATGCATCTAATCCATACTGGCAAAGCGCAGACATGACGGCGCGTTCTGCGGCTGTATCTTGTAGATTTTCTTTTTTCATCTTCCTAAGCACTTACTACAAACGTAATTTTCTCTTGCGTGGGTTGGATTTACGGTTTCAGACTTGCTACATCTGCTACAAGTTTGCTCAACTGGTTGATAAGGTTTGCGCTTTCTTTCAGTGGGCTTGAATGACGGGGTTTTAATGTCCACGGATTCGGTGCCATCATCAACAAATTTATTAGCCCTCTTGGTTTTTTCTACGGGTGTTCCACCAACAGAAGAATTATTCTCGTGATTCATAACAAATTCAAACTCTGTTTGATTCTCTGTTTTTGGTTGTTGTGTATTGGTGGTTTTTATATCATCGTTTAGTAAATCGGTTGCAAGATCTACCAACTCCATATCGCCAGTCTCTTTAGCCTTAACCAACAACTTTTTAATTTTATCATTTAAATCGCTCATTTTATCTCCTCTTAGACAAACTGTTTAATATTTGCGCCATGCTCTGCACTCTGTTTGCTGTGCCTTCAAGTGTCTTTACTCTAGCCTCGGCATGATTTTTTATTTTCAATATTTCACTAGCCAACGGATTTTCTCTAACAGCAGAATAATACTTCTCCTGCCATTTAGTATACTTATCTCCATACTGATTTATGCTCTGAGATATTATATACCAGATACTAGATTCTGCCCAATCTAAAACAATACTTTCTTTAATTTTTTGACTCTCTATATATTCTGCGTATGCGTAAAGCTCATATGCATATGCCGCCCGATCTTCTCCTGACAGGGATTTTATGTCTTGTGTTTTGAGATTTAATATTATTTTTATCTCTGTATTTTCTTCTATTGGCGCAATACTTTTAGAAGACTTCCAAGCCTCTACGGCTTCGATAAATTCATTCAACTTTTCTTCGCCACTCATCCACATCCTCGTCATAATTAAATTCAACTAAGTTTATATTATTGATCTCACACCATTCTCTTTTATCAGAATCTCTAGCTTTAGCTTTGTAAAAACTTAACTTGTCAGCAAAAAAGAAATTGTTGAACTTGTGGTGCTGTTCGCCATGCACCTCAATCAAAAGCATTCTGTTTGGTATAAAAAAATCAGCCCTTAGTGTGCCACGCCTGCGACTTGTTTTACTCCCCACAAGAGATAGCTCTTCTAGAATTCTATCATAAGGAAACATTTCATCAAGTAAATCTTTTGCTTTAAGGTGAAGCGAAGATCTAGAAGAAGAGTTTGCCTGACAAGACGACGGATTCCAACTATATTCTCGACCATCCAGACCAATTATTTTCATAGCATTTCCTTGATTTGTTTTTCTAGAGCTTCCATGATTTCTTTATGCT